AATTGGGCCAGCTCGCAGATTCGACGGGCCGTCAAATTTTCCCGTTGATCGCCAACGGTTTGTCCGGTTACAACGCTGCAGGTTCGCAGAATGCAACCTCATGGAACGGCAACCCACTCGGCTTGCAGTTGGTAGTTGACAGCAACTTCGCTTCCAAGACCATGATCATCACCCGTGTTGGTCAAGGCCAAGGCGATGCTTACGAGTTCTACGAGTCAATTCGTGGCCTCATGAGCGTTGATCAGCCATCGGTTTTGGGTCGTCAATTCTCATTCCACGGATACGTCAGCACCTTCGCTGCAATCGGTGGCATGATTCGCAAGATCACCCAGGCTTAGTCGAGAGCGGAGCATCCGCTCATGTCAGCCCCAGCGCAAACCTACGACATAACCGCCGATCAAGGCGCAACATATTCGCTTGTCATTACGTATAAAAATACGGCTGGCACGCCAATAAACTTGACGGGTTACACGGCACGAATGCAACTACGCGCATCCTATGCGTCTGCTGCAGCGGCGTTGTCTTTGACCACAGAGAACGGTCGCATTATTTTGGGTGGCGCGTTAGGGACGATTACGTTGATGGTTCCAGCTGCAACGATGGAAACATTGGAAGCAAAAACATATGTTTACGATCTGGAACTAGTTGATGGGTCAACTGTCATTCGACTGTTGCAGGGTTTATTCGTTAACCGTCCGAATGCGACTAAGTAATGGCTGACGACAACATTGTCATTATTGAAGAGGTTTTGTCGTTAACTGTTCAGACTGCGGTTGGCGCTACTGGCCCTACTGGCCCTACTGGTCCAACTGGAGCTACTGGAGCTACTGGAGCGTCTGGCGTCATTGCTGTAACGGCACCCATAACCAATTCAGGAACATCTACCTCAGCAAACATTGGTATTAATCAAACTGGTATCACTATTGCACAGTCGCAGGTAACAAGTCTTGTTACAGATTTGGCAAATAAAGTTGCGTCAACAGAACTGACAGGGGTTCGCCCAGTCTCTAGTTCAGGGTGGATGATCCCAGCACCAGCACCAGTCAGCACAAATAATGCTTTCTTGCCGACAGTCGGACAAATGTTTGCTGTACCATTTTTTGTTTCTAAAGCAGTTACTGTCACATCAATAACGTGCAACGTGACAACTGCTGGTACGGGAACATCAACAGCACGACTTGGCATTTATGATACGTCCACATCAACTTTAGAACCTTCTGCGCTTGTCGCTGACGCTGGAACCGTAACTTGTGACACGACTGGTATTAAAACGATTTCCAGTTTGAGTATTTCTTTGGTGCGTGGAACATATTGGGCTGTGGTGGCGTTGAATTCTGCGACGGTTGCACCACAGTTCCGAGGACATTTTGATGTGAGTGTCGGAGGAATATGGCAAACTAATTTAAATGCGTCTAATGGCGTTTCATCGTTGCAATCAAGTTCAAGTGTTACTGGTTCTTTGCCTAGCACGTTTTCAGTTAGTTCAAGTCAATTCTCTAACCGTCGTTGTCCACAATTACAGATCGGTCTTTCATAATGAGACACGAATTTTATATTGACGGTGTTCTTGTAAGCGTTGAAGAAACACCAGACGTTCATGACCCTCTAAATACTGAAGGTGTTATCGCAACCCTGAACGCTGTCCTCGGTGTCTGGTCTCTGCAGGATGCGGCAAACGCTGTCGGACTTTCACCTGCTGATTTGGTTTCCGAAGCGCAAGCATGGGCATTAGCACAAGGAGATTGAACCATGATTTACCGCATCCAATCAAAACAACTACTGGACAACTACGCAGTCCTGCAAACCTTGCAACCCAACGAACTGGCTGTCGGTGCAAGCATCACCGTGGCCACAGTTGGCGCCCCATACAACGGCACGTTCACCATTCTGGCGTTGCCACAATACGAATTCATTGGTGTTGACAGTTACGGCTTTCTCGAATACAACGAACAAAACCCGATCGCAGACCAGGTGCTTTACGCCTGCACCGGCACCGACCAAGACCGCACCCAACAATTCACAGGCACCATTGACGACACCAGCGTGTGCACATGGATTACCGCAAACGAAATCGCCACATGGCTTTACCTAACCCCAGCAACCCCAGCCGATGAAGACTTCCTGATTAGTTGCGCGGCAAGCGCTAGCGCAACGTGCTACCGCAAACGACAAGAAGCAGGATACGCCGACCAGTTAGACCTGGTGCCATCAGCTGACGTCAAACTGGGCACGATCATGTACGGCGGAAACCTGTACCGGGCCCGCTCGAGCATGGACCAGATCGCATCGTTTGACGGCATGGGAATGACCCCTAGCGTCGGTATTACCGCACAAATCAAAATCCTTTTGGGCATCCCCCGCCCACAGGTTGCCTAATGATTTACACCGACCTGTTCAATACAGCATTCGATGACCTGTGCGAAACCCTTGCAGAGATCACAGGCTTAACCGTGGTAAACGACCCACGCAATATGCGCCCAGCCTGCCTACTGGTCAACCCGCCATCCTTTGACGCATTTAACTACAACATCGCCAAACTGTCATTCAACTGCACCATGGTCGCTATGGGCCCTGGCAACCTTGACGCGGTAAGACCGTTGCTTGCAGCTTGTGCGAGCATCCTAAACAAGAACGTGGCGTTGCTATCTGGCAGGCCAACCAGCGTCGAGATCGGCGGCGCCGTTTATCCTGCCTACGACATGACCATTGACTTGCAAGCCCAGACCGCATAATCCACTACGACCACCAATAAATCATCTATTATCAGAACAGAACTAAGGAGCAATCATGCCAGCACCAACCTACCTCTCTAATCCAACCGTCAAAATTGGAACCGCTATCGGCACCATTGTTGATATCACCGACTCAGTTTCAGCGTGCAGTCTCGTTGTCACCCAAGAAGCTCTTGAAGACACGGCCTTTGGCCAAACATCCAGGACGAACGGACCGGGCCTTTACTCGAATTCTTGTACGTTGACGGTGTATGCGTCATACGCGGCAACTGAGTCTTACTCGGTTTTGTCAGCATTGCTTGGCACAAAATGCACGATCAAAGTGAACCCAACTAGCGCAGCAGACAGCGCAACTAACCCAGGCTTTATTTTGACCGACACTTACTTAAGTTCTCTGCCTGTTGTTAACGCATCGCTTGGAGAACTCAGCACCTATGAAATTGAACTTATGGGTGGCACATACAGCGTAGATACAACCGCATAACCGACGGCTCCAAGCCGACATAGGAGACACATGAAAATCAAATTGCAGTTAAAGCGCACGCCAACAAGCGAGCCCGAGTATTACTACACGAACCTGTTTGTGATTACAGAGTGGGAACGTGTCACCCGTCGGGCGCCTCGAGACGTGCAAGAAAGATGGCTTAATTCCGATTGGGCCTGCATGATGCACATTGTCTTGAAACTTAAAGGCGAACAAGTGCATGAAGATTGGCGCGAGTGGCTTAAACAAAATTGTGAATATGAAATTAGCCCAGCTGCAGATTTGACGGACCCAAACCCTACGGACGCGGCACCTACCGCCGCCAACTAGCAGAAGTTTTAGTCGCGGTCGGTTGGTGGCCCAGCGACATAGAGTTTGACTCACGGGACTTGACTACGGTCATTAAAGTGCTCAACGAGGCAAACAAAAAGAAGAGGTAGTCATGGCGGAAGTATCGGCGAGGATTGAGGTTGTCGGGCTTAAGGATGCTTTGAAGACGCTTAACAAAATTGACAAAGAACTTCGCCGAAGAATTACCACAGACTATAAAAAGATTGTTCAGCCCGTTATTGACGACGCCAACAAACTTGTCCCAACGGGTGTGCCGTTGTCTGGTATGGCGCGCAACTGGTCAACCAAATCGGGTTTCAAGATGCTGCCATGGGTGCCCGGCATGAAACAAAAGATCGCTGCCAAGATAAACACCCGAAACATTAAAGAGTACGGCGGGAACAAAACCAATGTCGGCACGTTCCTCATCCAATGGAAAGGCGCTACTGGAACCATGTTTGACACATCTATGGAAGGCCCGTTGGGTCGCGCGTTGACTTCCCGTTATGGGAGCCGATCGCGAGTAATGTGGAAGGCATACGAGCAAAACAAAGGCGATGTCATGTCCGAGATGGAGCAACTTGTTAAGCGCGTCATGGATGAAGCAAACAGAGAGACCGCATAATGGCAATCAATATCCCGATCATTTCAGAGTTTGACGGCAAAGGCGTAAAGAAGGCTATTGCCCAATTTAAGCAACTGGAAACCACAGGCGAGAAGGCTCAGTTTGCGATTAAGAAAGCGGCTATCCCTGCAGCTGCCGCGTTGACTGGTTTGGCTGTCGCGCTTGGTGGGGCAACCAAAGCCGCCATGGAAGATCAGCAAGAGCAGGCCGCGCTTGCCTTAACCCTGCAGAATGTGACTGGCGCTGGCGCTGCACAAACCGCCCAGATTGAAGAACAAATATCGGCTATGAGTCGCGCGTCTGGCGTGGCGGATAGTGATTATAGAAAAGCGCTCGAAGCATTAGTCCGTGGTACCAAAGACGTGAACCTCGCCATGAAGGACATGAACCTTGTGATGGACATTTCCACCGCTACTGGCATGGACTCGGCAAGCGTGGCCGACGCATTGGCTAAGGCGTACCAAGGAAACTTTAAGGCGCTTCGATCATTAAGCCCAGAGATGGCAACGATGATTAAAGAGGGCGCAACCCTTGACGAAGTGATGAACGTGCTCGGCGGAACCTTTGGTGGCGCTACCGCTAAGAACGCAGAGACCGCTGCCGGCAAGATGGCAATTTTGACTAACTCCATTGGCGAAACCAAAGAGTCAATCGGCGCTGCTTTGTTGCCAGTAGTTGAAGCGGTGCTACCGATTTTGCAAAAGTTTGCGGATTGGGCACAAAACAACCCTCAAGCATTTGTGGCTATTGCTGGCGCTATCAGCCTGGTTGCCGCTGCGATTGTGGCCACAAACATTGCTATGGCTCTTAACCCGTTTGCGCTGATCGCTGCAGGTGTCGCGTTGCTTGTCGCAGCTCTTGTCGTTGCCTACAAGAAGTTTGATTGGTTTAAGACGGGTGTTGACGCAATCATTAACGGTATTCTTGGAGCGTTTGAGTCTGTGGTTAACGGTGCGATCATGATGGTTAACGGCATCATCCGCGCCTATAACGCAATTCCATTGGTGCCAGATATCAACACAATTGGGCACATAAATATGCCAAGTATTGGTGGGTCTGCAGAACAAATTGCTGGACGCATGAACTTGCCACGCATGGCTGATGGCGGCATCATTTCGGCACCAACACTTTTGCTTGCAGGCGAGTCCGGGCCAGAGGCAATCGTCCCCCTTGACAGGATGCGAGGCATGGGTGGCAACGTCACAATAAACGTGACAGGCGGATTAGCCACAAGCGCCGAAATTGGCGAAAGCGTAGTCAACGCATTGCGCGCCTACTCTCGAAGCGCAGGACCACTACAACTACAGGTCGCCTAATGCCCGGCACATATGTAGTTAATTCTGGGAACTATGACCTGCAAATCGCCACAGGGTTTACGGTCAACGCGTTTACCCTTGACAACGTAACTTCGGGCGTACTCGACAACACAAAATTTGTTTTGAACGGCGACAGCGAATTTGCAAACGTCATGGATTCAGTAACAACCATCAACGTGAAACGCGGACGCCGTGACATTGGCGACCAGTTCAGCGCCGGCACCATGTCATTCACCATTCAAGACGTGGACGGCATCTTTAACCCGTTTGACCAAAATAGCCCCTACTACGACACGCCCCAATCAAAGCCTGGGCTGGCACCATTGCGCGAAGTACAGCTCATCCGCTACGACAACACCGACAACCCAGAATTCTTGTTTAGCGGATATGTCGTCAACTATGACTACAACTTTGCGCTCGGCGGACTGGACACCGTAACCGTGTATTGCGCTGACCAGTTCTACCTACTCGCACAAACCTATTTAGATGAACTAAACGTCACCACAGAAACATCAGGCGAACGCATAGAAACCGTGCTTGATCTCCCAGAAGTTGACTTCCCAGCAGGCGCTCGAGCAATCTCCACAGGCACCGTCAACCTTGGCCACGATTCCTTTTACACGGTGCCGGCAGGAACAAACGTCCTGCAATACTTGACGCAGATAAACGAAACCGCAGAATTTGGTCGGTTGTTCATGTCGCGCGATGGGGTGCTCACGTTCCAAAATCGCATCGGAACGACACTTAGCGCGGCTGCCGCAGATTTCCATGACGACGGCACAGGCTACAAATACGATGGGGTTGGCATCAGCTTTGAAGCGGACTCGGTAGTTAACCGTGCGGTTGTAACAGGTTTGGATGGCGACAGTTACACGGCAACCAATGCCACTTCAATTGCCACATATTTTATTCAGACCGCCAGCATCACAAACAGCCTGTTACACGAAACCGCGGCAATTCAAGCCGCTGCCGAATACCTGTTAAACCCTGAGCCCGAGCCGCGCTATACGTCGGTGGCAACAAAATATCTGATGCTGACTACATCCCAAAAAGACACCCTGGCAACCGTGGACATTGGCGACACAATCAGCGTGCAAAAAACATTCCCCAGCGGTGGAGGCACAACCCAATTAGCCCAAGATTTATCAGTCGAAGGCATTGAGCATTACCTTGATTTCAACACAGGCCACCGGGTGCTTTATTCAACGGCGCCAACAACTATTGTTTACCAGTTAATACTTGACAACGCCGTATATGGCACACTCGACACGACAAATGCTTTAGGATAGGAGCACTTATGACAGCAAAATGGACTCCATTTGTTTCAGGCGACGTCCTGACCGCGGCACAGTTAAACGATGTTGTAGACAACTCTCAGGCTTTCGCTATCTTCAATGAAACTCAGGCAACTGGCACGCAAGGCGGCGCAAGCGTTGCATCAGCATTTACAAAGCGCACGCTAAATACCACAATTACAAACAACATCGGCGCAAGCATCGCGACAAGCGTTATTACGCTACTAGCTGGCACTTACAAGGTTTCTTGTATTGCACCGTTTTACAACGTAACTGGCGTAACTATTCGCCTGCGCAACACGTCAGACAGCACTACAACCATTAACGGTGTCAACAACTACTTTTCAAACGCAAACGGTGGCTACGCACAATTTGAAGGAATCTTTACTATTGCGGCAACCAAGAATTTTGAAGTGCAATACCTATGCAACACCGCGGTGGCTACTAACGGCCTTGGCGTGGCAATGACAGGTGGCGCTGCAAGCGAAATTTACACACAAATCACTATTCAACAGATTGCGTAATATGGCAACAAAAGCACAAATCAACAGTCAAATCGGCAACGCAACACGCGAACTTGCACCTGGTACAACGTGGAAATACAATGAACCAGGCAACGGTTATTCGTGCCTTGAATGGATGGATGACCCAGCGTTGCAACCAACGGAAGCTGCAACAATGGCTAAAGCAACCGAACTAGCAAACAACCCACCTGCATGACATGGAAACTCAAATTGTGGTTGCTTTGGTCGGTGGTGGTTTCGCTGTCGTGGTGGCGCTCATTAGCAAAATCGGCAGCGACAACAAAAAAGACCACGGCCGAGTTCATCAAGTCCTTGGGCGAATAGAAGAAAAGATAGACAACCATGTTGAAAATCACCGCTAAAGACAAAGCAATGCTTGCCAGTTATGTGCGCTCAGTCATTGGCGCGCTCATCGCCGTTTACTCAACAGGGACCCTCGAGCCACGCGACTATGCCAAAGGCGCAATCGCAGCAATCATCCCACCATTGCTCCGCTGGATAAACCCTAAAGACTCAGGTTTCGGGCGTGGCTGTAGCGAAAGCTAAACCTGGTGTCCCAGGCGCACGGGACTACATAGGCAACGCAGACGGCCCAGCACGCGCACCACGCGCAGGCATGGACGAATGGATTAGGCAAGCGATCTACCACTCTGGTGGCGCGCTATGGAATAACGGTTCCTATGGTGTGCGCGACATGAAAGGCAAACCAGGTTCAATGTCTGTGCACGCGACGGGCAGAGCTGTTGATTTGTCGTATCGTGGGAGCGCGCAAAGACCTAAAGCAAACCGCAAAAACGCTTTAGCGTTCATTGACGTTGTGGTTGCCAACGCAAACGAGTTAGGCGTCCAGATGATCATTGACTACTTCCCTAAAGAGTTCGGGCGTGCGTGGCGTTGTGATCGTCAAGCATGGTTCAAGTATTCGAAGCCAACAGTCTCAGGTGCACCCGGTGGCGACTGGTTCCACGTTGAGATTGACCCCATCAAAGCGGACTCGGTAATTGCCGTGAAAGCCGCATTCTTAAAGGTGTTCGGCGAAATCCCACCAAAGCCCTGATCTATCCTCTAGGGTCGGAGTACCGACAAAAGGACAGGCTATGACTGACCCCCAGATAGTTGACTACAGCGTCTACACAGGAGTGATGGACAACGGCCAAGAAATCTTGGTCCAGATCTTTAGCAGCCCCGAGTCGGGAAAGTTCCTTATGGGACAAATCGCATTCAGAACGGCAGCCTCAAGTTGGGGTGTGCCCATACCTTTGGAGAAACGATGAACTACTTTGCAGAAAAAATCATAGGGCTAATACTTTGTACCGTTTTCGGTTTTACGCTCGCCACAGGCGCTCCTAACGCGTCTGGTGGCCCATCCAGCACCACACCCATTGCACGGGAATACCTGATTGAGCCGGCAACGACAACGACTAGCTCAACTCTTTACATTGACCCGTACGCCTCGGCGTGTGAGCAGTTCAGCGCGCTTGCCATAAACCTTGGCTGGCCGATTGACGAACGCACCGTGCTCGAGTCTGTGATGGCTAGAGAGTCACTTTGCACGCCAAATGTTGTTAACTCAACAGACCCTAACGGCGGGTCACGGGGTCTAATGCAGATAAACGGTTTCTGGACACCATGGCTTAAACAGCGCGGAATTATAAACAACGTGGATGATCTGTTACAGGCTCAAACTAATCTGCTCGCAGCATTAGAGATTTACAACTACGGGGTCAACAAACACGGTTACGGCTGGGGCCCATGGAGCACAACAAAATGAGCGAAGGCGTCGCATGGAACCAAGGGGAACTATCAGAAGAAACCCGCCGATTAGTACTGGATTTCGCAACGCAAACTAACCAAACAATGGCTGTGTTCGGACTGTTAGACGAGATCATGAACGTCAGCAGAAACCCTCACGCCTCACTCATCCAGCGATTGCGCGTAATGAAAAACTCGCTATCACTAGAAGACCCGATGCCACTCCACGATGTGACTACACTCGATCTAGCAATCAAAGCACTACAAGCACATTCCTAACCGACAAAGGACAATCCGACATGGCAAACTGCACGATCTGCAAAACAACAATCGCCTACCCCGACATACAAGGCAAAACACATTTCGTGTGTGATGGCCGTGTGCCGGCAAGAAAACTAGCGCCATTTGTTCAAGGGATGTTGGCGTCACAATCGTCAGCTGATGCGCGCTGGACACGAGTAGAACAGAACCAGGTGGACGCTGCGATCTTGCACGTTGCACGCACTAAAGGGTTCTTCACATCTGACGACATCTGGAAACACCTAGGCGACCAGTTCCCTGTCACTAAGGGCATCGCTGGACGTTTGAACGCTGCATCACGCCGTGGTCTTATTCGCAACACAGGCGAACTTGCCTACGCTCAGCGCGGTGGCGCGCATGACCATGCACAACGTCTCAGCGTGTGGGCTGGCATCTGATGGGCTTTGATCTCAGCAACTACGAAACAGTCGAATCGCGTCTAGTCCGCTGGTGGGCTGCATACCCCAACGGGCGTGTCTACACCTGCATGATGAATTACACAGGCGATGCGTGCGTGTTCTATTGCGAACTGTACGCAGACAAGGACGACAAGGTTCCAGTCGCCACAGGCTACGCAGAGGAAATCAAAAGCGATCGTGGTGTGAATGCCACATCGTTTGTGGAGAACTGTGAGACCAGCGCGATTGGTCGCGCGATAGCGAATTGTCCATTGCAAGCGCCGACATCTGGGCCTAGGCCGTCGCGCAACGAAATGGCAAAAGTGTCCCGGGCGGAGAATCCCATCGAAGGTCACACCCAGCCCGCTCCGTCCGGGGCTTCATCTCACACACCACGCGGCGCATTCGCCACACCCAAGCAAATTGGTTACATCAAAAAACTAGCCAAAGATGCAGGCATGGATGATTTGCGATTGTTGGAGTTAATTCATCGGGAACTAAACGATGACAGCGCGGTCTTGGAATTACTGAAGTCGCATGAGGCGTCCAGAATCATTGAGGTGCTTAAGTGATTGGGCTAGTTGGTGCATGGCTGTCTGGGTTCTTGAGTGCTTACGCATTGGGTGTGTTCTTAGAAAGGGAAACAGATGAGCGCGTTTGATGAAAAACAAACTGGTGCAACCCCGATTGAAATAGTTGACTACCTGCGCGGTGTGATTGACACGTTGCGCGCTGAAAAAGCATTGCTTGAAAAACGATATAAGAACTTAGAGGCCAGTCGTGATACGTGGCAGAAACTGGCGCAAGCATGGGAATGGTTAGCAGAAAACAAATGAAACTTGACCCAAAGATCAGCGAAGCCGACTTTAAAGACATGGTGGTGAGCATTGCTAAGCGTTACGGCTGGCTCATTCACCATGATCTGCCGGCACAGAACAGTCGAGGGCGTTGGATGACTAACGTTCAGGGTGACACGGGTTTCCCTGATTTGTTCATGGTGCACCCATTCCAAGGTGGCCGTCCGCTGGTTATTGAGTTGAAGGCGGAGAAGGGCAAGTTGACGCCTGGGCAAAAGATTTGGTTAAACGCTTGTGAGTTGGCTGGATGTCATGCAGCTGTGTGGAAGCCCAGCGACATGGAGTACATTCTCTACACTCTCAGCAACCCAAAACAGTAAACAATCGGCTAGTAGCACGACCTAAGCCATTCGCACGGCAGTTGGTGACACTCGGTAACGAGGGTAGATCGGCGCGCCTCGAATCATGCAAGACGAAATGAAACGAGCAAAGCGCCGAGGCGAGCCGTAAACATAATCGGCTGAATGCAAAGGGAACCAGGATGGGCAATCTGGTGGGTGGAGCATTCACACATCTATTGACCTGCAGATGACATACAGTTAACAAACAAAAGAAAGCACCGACATGAACCCGACAACAAACACAACCCACAACTACCGAGGACAAGGCGCGCAAGCGCCGCGTCAGCGCAAGCGAAGCGCGCGAGCATGACACGCAAACTAACCGAACACGACACACAGGTCTACAAACAGGCACGAGCAGATCATGATGAACGAGCCAGCCATAACGCTTGGCGATGCTGATCACCACGTCTTTAAAGTCGGCTTCGCTCATCTTCGGGTCTAACTTCATTAGATCGTTTCTAACCAAATCTTGTCTGTTAGGTGTGTAATGGCGTATCGAGTTTTGTCAATGGCTTGTCCCTGTTCGGGCAGCAATGTCAGATACAACGCCTGCAAGCGTTCTACCGCGCTAATTAGTTCATCCAATGTCATGTGATTTCCTTTCTAAGAACACACCCAATGCGTAAGCACTTAAGAACCCTGACAGCCATGCACCGACTAGCGCAATCACTTGAGCACTTCAATGATTCTGGACGCCTCATGCGACTTGAGCAGTTCCAAGACCGCGCTGTCATCGTTTAGTTCGCGGTGGATTAACTCCAACAATCGCAGGTCATCCATGTTGGCGTCTTTGGCTAGTTTTTTGATGTAACCAATTTGTTTGGGTGTGGCGAATGTGCCGCGTGGTGTGTGAGATGAAGCCCCGGACGGAGCGGGCTGGGTGTGACCTTCGATGGGATTCTCCGCCCGGGACACTTTCGCCATTTCGTTGCGCGACGGCCTAGGCCCAGATGTCGGCGCTTGCAATGGACAATTCGCTATTGCGCGACCAATTGCGCTGGTTTCACAGTTCTCCACAAACGATGTGGCATTCACACCACGGTCTGATTTGATTTCCTCTGCATAGCCTGTGGCGACTGGAACCTTGTCGTCCTTGTCTGCGTACAGTTCGCAATAGAAAACGCACGCATCTCCTGTGTAATTCATCATGCAGGTGTAAACACGCCCATTGGGGTATGCAGCCCACCATCGCACTAGACGCGATTCAACTGGTTCGTAGTT